AGTACCATTTGCGCTAAACCAAGGAAGTTCGCCGATATTATTCTGGCCAGAACTTGAAGTAATAAAATCATCTTTTAATGTAACAACTGAATTAGGTAAAAAACTCGATGGAATAGCTCCCCATGAAGGAGGGGAACCTGTAGTAGCTGTTAAAACTTGTCCCGTAGTTCCATTTGCCAACCAAGAAGGAACTCCTGTGGCGCTAGAAATCATTGTCCCATTATTTGCGGCCGTAATTTCTGAAACAGTATTTGCAGCCGATGAATAAAGAACTTGATTGATTGTAGTCGTTGCGGGATATGTAGCAGTCGAAAAAGCAGGATCTGCACTTGATCCAGCAGATTGTAAAACTTGTCCAGATGTTGCAGTTGGACCAACTTTTGTTATTGTTGCTGTGCCTGCACCAATTAATACAGAATGGTTTGTCAATCCTGTTAATTGTGCTGTCAACGTACTGCCAGAACCAACAGTTGTTAAACTACCAGTTCCTAAAATATTCCAATTTCCTGACGATGGACTTAATGCACCACCAGAATTACCAGTAATGGTTTGCCCAATTGCTCCAGATGCGCTTATAGTCGGGTTACCTGAAACACCATTACCATTTGTAATAGTAACGCCGGTACCGGCGGTCAATGTACAGCCTTTGAATAAATTTATCCCATCAAAAGACTGTAAACCAACTTCGGAAATATTGAGTGAATTTGCTGCTGTCATAGAACCTCTTTAAGCTACTTTAAAGCCACTAAATATAGATGCTGGAGTAAATGCACTTGCAGATATAGCCCCACCATTAAGTTGAAAATTACCTGTTCCGTCTGCAAGAGGTTGAACTTTAACAGTATCTCCAGCGGTCATCTGCATTGTCCATGCAAAACTATTGATTGCTGAAGCTACAGTAAGTTGAGCGGCTCGAAATGATTGTACACTACCTGTAACTGCCATCAAAAACTGTGTCGTACCCACAGCAGTTACAAAAAATAAAGTACATGAAAATGAATAAAATCCTGTTGAAGGAGCTGTAAAAATTCCCGTTGAAGTATTATATCCTGAACCTACATTTACAACCGTCGTATCAAAAATAACTACATTTGAGGTATTATTTGATGCTGGGTAATTTGTGGTAGATGCGGATAAATAAGCTTGAAAATATGCGCTTGAACCTCCTCCACTCGCTGGTGAAGATGTCCAAATAGAGCCGTTACTTGTTAATACATTCCCATTTGCTCCAGGCGATGTTAATCCTGTTCCACCTAATGCCGTACTTACTGGACTTATCAATGCTAATGTAGGATTTCCAGAAACGCCACTACCATTACTAATAGTAGCGCCTGCGCCCGCTGTAAGCGTTCTACCCTTAAATAGATTTATTCCATCAAAAGATTGGAAACCTGTTTCGCTAATATTTAGACTATTTGCTGCTGTCATATATTCTCTTTAAACAACTGTCCAAGATCCCATTGACTCGACTGCATGCCAAGTAAGGTCCGATAATTTAAAAACCAACCCTAACATACTACCTTGAACATTCGCTGTTGCTGTACCTCCTAAAATTGATATTTGACCACCAACTTCAATTCGTTGATCTGCCGGAGCCTTTACAGTTACTACAGAAGGTAAAGTTAAAGAAACATCAACATAAAAAATGATCGTATTTCCTAATACAAGAGCTGGAGGCCCTAAAGTAGAAGGTAAAGTGCCTGTTAATGCGACATTACAAAAATAACCTTTCTGCACTTCTGCTGTAAAATCTCCATTTTCTTCAACCCATGCAAATCCATCATTTTTTACATTAATTGTAACTGTCCCTGTTCCCACATTTCCTGTGGTCGTTGCGCCAATGCCACCAGCAACATTTAATACATTTGACAATGGGATTACATTCGCCCCATCGTCTGTATGAAATGTGGTAGGCACAGATGGAGGCAAAGAACCTGCGCTTACGCCTACAAAAAATTGACTCATAAGCCTCCTAACGATATCCGATAATTTGAAGAAAAGTAGCATGTGCAGCAGTTTTTGCCCAAATTAATTGCCCTTGGGCTACATTAAGAGTTCCTGTTCCATAGCTGCCACCATCATAATGGTTTGTTTGGAAGTCTACTATCAATGTTCCTAATGGAGGAATAAAATCATGATCGTTAACACCATCTAGACTAATATCAATAGAGGCTGTTGTGCTTGGATTCCAAATTTTAAGAATCTTTGCTGTATCACTGAAACCTATTGTACTGGCATTTGATTGCGTTCCTGCGCCATTAATAACTTGGTAAGAACCAGTTAAAGAAGCAGGATCAAATTGAGCTTTCAAAACACACTGTACTCTACTTAATTCATCTGTTGCCATTATTCCCCCTGGATAGGTTCGGGCGACGTTTCTTCTTTAACTTCTGGATCAGATTGTTTTGCTGCATTTTTTATATCATTTGCAATTTTGATAATTTCCACACCAAGTTTCTCTAAGTCATCTGCTACTATATTTACATTGCAAAGAACATGAAATATTTGTTCACCGATTTGAATTGATTTAATTAAAAGTTGATTGAACATGTTTTTCCTCGATTTTTGGGGGAATTTCACCCCCTAGTTATTATGTAGGTCTTACAATAAAATAAGCATATGTAGAAACGTCAGCCGTTTGTGTGCTTCCGGGAGTCCCTAGAATAACACTTGTCACAGTAAAGCTAGTTGCATTGCTAATAGTATATGTTAGCTCACCTAATGTTGTAGATGCTGCAACACCTGTTCGAGTTAATATAATAACATCACCTGTTGCAATATTCGTATTGGCTATTGTCTGAGTACCAGCAGTCAAAACGCCTGTTCCAATAAAATCAGTAACAGCACCACCATTGACAAGAAGTGTTTTAGCTACTGAAGCAATTGAAAGATGTCCACCTGTTACCGATACATTGCCAGAACCCGACTGAAGGTTTAGAGATGCTGCGCCATTCGTTGTACCGACTGTAACAACGTTTGCTGCTGCACCTGTTCCTATGTTAATTGTTTTAACTCCAGTACTTGCCGCCACATTAAGTGTTTGTACACCTGTACCACCTGCAATAGTCATAATGCCGGTATTCGCGCCAGTCCCACCAAAGTTAATAGTTCCTGAGGTAGTTGATGGAGCAAATGTATAGGCTGAAGTAGCAGCACCATCAAGACTAAAGTTGCCTGTGCCTACTAGCAAACTCATGCTTGCAGCGCCTGAAACTGTTCCTATAGTAACTACGTTAGCAACAGCGCCATTTGCAATATTAACGGCTTTTGCTGATCCTGCACCACTTGCAATATTTACTGTTGTCGCTCCTGTACCTGCACCAATTGCCACAATATTAGTACCTGAAGAACTTCCAAGCGTAATAGTTCCCGTTTCTGCAGTACCCCCAATTGTAATTGTGCCTGTAGTAGTTGATGCGCCGATCGTGTAGGTTGATGTAGCAGCACCATCAAGACTAAAGTTACCAGTTCCAACTTTTAAAGCTAAAGAGGCAGCGCCTGTTACCGTACCAATTGTGATAACGTTATCAATTGCGCCAGTGCCAATATTGACTGTTTTAATACCAGTTCCACCAGTAGCAATAGCAACTGTTTGCGCGCCTGTTCCAGGAGCAATAGAAATTGTTCCAGTTTGGAGTCCAGTTCCGCCCACTGTAATTGTTCCAGTAGTCATCGCTGTGCCTAGATTAATCGCTCCCGCTACTTGAACGGCTGCAATATTAACTGTACCAGCTCCAGAACCATTGGCAATAGCTACTGTATTAGTTCCAGAAGATGAACCTAAAATTAAGTTACCAGTCTGTGCAGTTCCTCCAATAGTAATTGTACCTGTGGTAGTTGCTGCACCAATCGCATAAGTAGATGTAGCTGCACCATTAAGAGCAAAGTTGCCAGTTCCTACATTGATATTTACCGCTGTGGCTCCAGTAACATTTCCGATGGTGATCGTCTTCGCAATTGTTGTACCAATAGTTATTGGACCTGTTCCAGAATCGATAACAACTGCACTAGCTCCAGTTTGGTTACCAATTGTGACAGTATGAGCAATAGCATTAGTTCCAATGTTGATAGCTCCAGTTCCAGCATTAAGGACTAAACTTGTTCCACCTGTTGAATTTCCAAGCGTTATTGTTCTTGCTGCTGCACCTGTTCCTATATTGATATTTTGGGCAACAGCATCGTTACCAATGCTAATTACGCCAGCTGAAGAATTAAGCTCTAAAACTCCTGCGGAATCAATCAAAACTGTATCAGCAGAGTTTAGAACAATATCACCTGTTCCAGTAGAAGTTACTGTAAACGATCCTGTGCCTGTGTTCACAGCAACAGCCGTTGCGCCAGTTACATTACCTAGAGTAATTGTTCTTGCTGCTGCACCTGTTCCTATATTAATTGCATCTGCCGAGGCATCAGCGCCAAGGTTTAGCGCTGTTCCTGCTGTATTGATTGTCGCGCTTGCGGAACCTGTGTAAAGTCCAGAAGATGCTAAGGTAGTGAATGAACCAGCTCCACCTGTAACAGGAAACCCAGCTGCGATGGCTGCTTTTACTTTTAAAGGAGTCATCGCTGTATTATCATCAGTTCCTGTTGTTGCCTCTGTATTGGTAGATAATTGACCGATACCGGATACAGTTTCGCTCCATGCTGGCGCGCCAGCAATAGCTAGATTGTCAGCATAAACCTTAGTAGCTACAGGTTCGCTATTGTCTGTTAGAATTACTGTCCCATATGTTGTGGTTGTAGCATGATTTCCACCATCAGTATTCCAATTTCCAGCACCCGTTGTTTCATATACAATTTTAGGATTGACGCTATTGTCTAACCATCTTGTACCAGACGGAAAGATATCTAATGATGTTGGGGCTCTCATTGGATCAAATAGAAATTGAGGATATACGAAGCCATCAAGATTACTCCCAAAGGCTCCATTTTGAAAATTACCAAGTGACGCTGTCATAATGACTCCTATAAAAATTTAACTTATACAACTCTTTACTTTAATGCAATAACCTATCGAGGATATGTGCAAGATTAACTTAACTTTCTGTAATCATACCCGCCATTGCGAATGAGCTGATAAAAGGAAGCTCCTAAACTTGGCTTTCCAACCCACCATTTGCCCCACTGATTTTGGCCGTCTGTAGTGGCCTGGCGTGACATATTTTCAAACGATTTGTAAATATTTGCCGGCACGTTATTATATTCATAAACAGGGCCTTGGCCAGAACCGCCATTACCCTGGAATTTAACCTTTAATTTCTTCGAATTAGGATCATAATCATAACCGTAAACATTACTAGAGTTTACTTCTGCGTGTGGTATGCCTTCTTCAGAAACTGGAGGCCTGCCGCTTGGCATCATTTCATGCAATTGAGCAATCGTCTGCTCTAATGCTGAAGGATTATTTAGTAGTTGTCTAAGTTCTGGATCGGGGTAAGTTTGCAAATACTCTAGGAATATATCTTCTTTCTGGCCTGCTAGGATCCACATTAGCTGAGCTGAAGGTGCAGGGGCTGCTTCTATTGGTCTATTTTGGGATTGTTGCTGATCTTCCTCGCCTATTTGTGCTCTTAATATATCAATCTCATCAGTCGCAGCATCAATCATATCAGCTAAAGCATCTTGAAAATCATTTTCTAAGCGTTGACCGCTTTGCAAAGTCTCTTGAATACCTGCAAGTATTTCGCCAATAATTTCTTCAAGTTCGGCAAGTCGCCTTTGCCTATCCACCGAAATAAGCCCCTAGTTTCTGATATGCTGCTTGTAATTTAGGGTTTATTTGGCTTTGTTGTCCTTGTGGTGCTTGAGGCGATTGTTGCATTTGTTGCCCCATTTCTTCCTGACCTTGTAAAGTGGCTTTACTTTGACCTTGATTTACTGCTTTGCCTTCGTAAAGTTCTCTAATAGACGTAGGGAATGGCTTGCCTGTTTGTTTCTCAATCTGTGAAGTAATTTCTAAGAATTCAGGTCTAATCATTGCGGTTGCTGCTGCATGATCTGGAGATTTGCCAGCTTGCACTTGTTGCTCAATGAAGTCTTGCAATTCTTGTGAAACTTGACCAATTTCATTTTGTCTATTTTCAGCTTTCTTCTCTTTTCCGAATTCGGGAAGGAATTCGCTCTTTAAGTAATCTAATCCCGATTGTAAAGATAGGCCTTGAGAAATTCCATGATCGAGAAACTTGCCAAGTTTTGGGACTATCTTATCAATCCCTTTTTTAGCTATTTCAAGGGGAATGTACTCATTAAGAAACGGCAATACTTTCATAGCAAGCTGACCACCAGCTATTCCAGTGGCAGCGCTACCAGCAGTTTCTAACACTGATTTTACATTATTAGAGCGCTCTTTTGATTTCCTAATCTCATTTTCTGTGACTTCTTCATCAGGCCTTAAATAACTAGTCATTTGCCACCGACTTTGTAAATGCTGGAAATAAACCTATATCTCGCCAATCTGGAAGAAAGTCACTTACACCGGCATTAATTTCTCTTATTAATCTTGAATTGGTTCCTAATCTATCCTGATTTTCTCTTAAATAGTCGAAATAAGCGTTCTCATCAAAACCGGGATATCTTTGTTTCATATTTCTAGCAATCGCTAAAACACTGTCATTAGGGGACATATTTTTAATAAGATCTTCTGTAAAATTTCGAGTCTGTGCAGGCGTTTTTATAGCTCCTACTTTATTCATTAAATTTTTTACAGGCTCTGATCTGGGATAAGCTATTAATGCAGCACCCCCCTTTGACAATCCCATGCCTTTTTGCTCTGGAGTAAACATTTCATATCCAGTTTTACCCGTATCCATTCTTAAAAGATTGTAATAATCTTCTGACATTCCCATGTCTTGAAAATTCTTACCAATGTTTATCAAATTTTTTAGAGCCTCTTCTTTCTTTGAAGGCATCAATCTATCTATTACATCTCTGTTAGCTATTTGTTTTACTCTTCCCTTATCCTTTGCAATATCTAAAGACTTTTTAGAATAATATTCGGCTGACTGCTGAGGTGTCATTTTTCCCGTAGCCACTGCATTTCTAGCTTTCTTTTTAATGTTTAACTGCTCTTCTCCACTAAGATCATTAAATGTTTCTTTGCCTTCTTTCTGCAATCTTGTTGCAAGCTCAGCGTCATATCTATCGTCAACGTCTTTATCTATTCCGGCTTTATAAGCTAATTCTTTTCTATATTCTTCCGGTGCTTGCTTATAACGCCTCTCCGCATCATTTGCTATTGCCTCGGCTTCATCATAATTTGATGCTAATCCGCTCGATATAGCGTTATCCATTGCGTCAAAGTGCATTTGTTGAGTAAATGGTCCAGCAGGAAGATATTTCTTTTCTAGAGGATTATCGGTTGCGGCGCCGGTTTGAGCAGTCTCTTGCTCTGCTAATTTTTCATTCATTCCCTTTTTAGCCGGTGGCTTTTGTTCCACTTGCTGATTTAAACCCTCCATTCTCTGCTCAAAGGCCGATCTTTCCGGCATTGGGATTTCAGAATTAGCGCTAGTTCCTTTATTCGCCCGTCTATTAAGGGCGTCCATCTTTGCTTGATCCCTCAATAGCTTACTTCCGCTTTCTACTATTTGAGGGGTTGATCCTCTTGCAGATGCCAGTCCTGAAAATTGTTGAAATGGAGTTAAATCCTTCTGCTCTGAAATATTTTTTAAATCTTCGGCTAAGCCTCTTCTTTCAATTTCTTTAGGCACATTTTCTGCCAGTCTGTTTGCAGCGCCTTTCGCAAAACTTCCTAAAAGGGTTTGCTTTGGTGGCAACATCTGAATAGTCATCAATAACCTCCAAATGTCGGCAAGTTATAATTTCCGCTTGTTTGTGGCTGAACCCCTAATTTTTGCCCTTGCTTTCCATAAGGGCTCGTATTTCGGGTAGAAGCTGTCATGTCTTGCCCCGCTTTTATAGAGCTTTGACTTTTTGAATTTCTATAATATTCCATTGCTGCATCTGTAGCAGCTGAGCCAAAACCACCAGCTGCATCATTGTAGTCATTATTAGGCGAATTCATTGTATTTGTAACTACTGGCTGCAATGATTGCCTTCCTAAGTTGGCAAGTCCCGTAGCCCCTTGCATTCTTAGATTAGATCTCATCGCCGCTAGTCTTTCCGATAGATCTGTACCAGCTCCAACCGTTGCATTTTGAAAACCACTAGAACTTAGATTGCCTGATCCCATGCCGGCAAACTGCTCTGCAAGATCTGGTATTGTCTGCTCATTAAATTTCCTTTGTTCTGGCGCAAACATTTCCGCAGCATTCTTACTGTCGGGACTCATCAGATCTCTGTAATAATCCGCAATGTCACCATAAACTCCGCCACCTTTTTTACCCTGAATAGCTCTTTCAAGCTGTCTTTGAGTTTTTCTTTGTGTAGGTGTTAAATTTGATACTTGGCGAACGTCATCATCGTCATCGTTATAAAAACCCATGACCTTATCAGCAACCCATAAACCAATTGGAACCATCCAAGCCATAAATACCTCTAAATTTCTTGTATATATTCGATAAAGCAAAATGCCCTATCAAATATTTGGGGTGAAGTAACTATTATTTGTGTTGTTGTCATCAATACATCATTACCATTTATCACTCGAGCGGTTAGAGTGCCAGAATTTGTCCCAGCTACCCACATATCTATAAGCGTAAATCTGAAATCAAACAAAATTCCATGTGCTACACCTGGATTTACGCCAGCAACCAAAGCACCTAAATCAATAACCTTTCGCAATACTTGCCTATATGGCGCTTGCTCCCCTGTGGGATTAGAAACAGCCGGAATAAATGCTTTTCCTGTTAAAACTTCTTCATCAAGTAACCAGCCAATTTCTCGCCTATTAGTGACTTCAGATATTTTTTTCAATACCTCTACAAAGAAAGGTTTAGCTTCTTCCCATGTTTCTGGGACAGCATCATAAACGGGTAAATAAGAATCAAAAAATGTTGAGTCGTTAATCATGATACGCTAGCTATTGCCTCCCAGAAAAACCCTCGAAAATCGGTTCCGCTTCCTATCAAATTCCAATCAAATTTTGTAGTACTTGAAGAACTATTTTTATAAGCCAATGTAACTTTATCGGTTGAACCTGAAGCGGAAACGACTAATGTTAATTGCAAATTAAACAATGTATTTATTGTTATAGGCCATTTAACCGTTCCACTGCTTGACATACCGGAACTAGTAAATCTGCCATACATTTTAACTAATCCTGGAGATTGGCCCGGCAAGAAAGTCCATCCTGCGGAAAAGGCTGTACCTGCTGTCGGGGGCCCAGCTTGAGGAGTGTAATCTTGAACTAAAGTTCCAAATGTTGCAAACTGGGAGGCTAAAACCCTCGTCAATTGATATTCATTACCTGAAACATCAGGGCTATAAAAAAGCTGGCTTTCTGGTATTGCATTAGATTTAGTATATAAAGTCCCCTCGCCCAAAATTAGAGGCGGAACTGGGGCAACTCCTACAGGATTGGTATTTAGCAATTCAACAAATTTATGTTTCCCTGCATTTGTGACCACTGAAAAATTAACGTGGTTCCTTCCAAAGCTATTATCTGCCGCTGTGAAATTGTTCTTTATATCGCCTTGGCTATCGCTTAGAAAATCACCAGGCAAAGGAATCGATGGGTCATATGTCATTGTTAAACTCCTACGGGCAATTGTCGCCCTGCTTTACGCATAAATAAAATCTGCCCTTCAATCTCTACATGATTGCCTTGTTCCACGCCCACAAGTTGAGCATTTGAAAGCGTCCATTCAATCGTTATGAATGCTCCCCTTGCTGGACAAATGACACGCTGCCAATTCTTACTAGAGGTTAGACTGCTTAATTGAACGGTTGGCACGACTGAATTAAAAAATACATCTTCTTGATTTGTGGTTGATCCTTCAATCAGGTTCTGAAACTTTCGGTTTACTGGGGCTGTATCGTTATAATCCACATATACATTAAGCGTAAAAGCTCCGTTTTCTGTAGAATTAGTAAGGACGTCGATGAAGCCAATCTGGATATTTTCGGCCTCTTGAAGATAATTAAACTTCTTGCTGATTATACTAAACCCATCTCGTATGGCGATTCTTCCAATGCTTGCATAAGTTCCGGCAGCAACAGGAATGGGAATATCAAAATCATCTGTAGAGGAATTATAGAGATAGATATCAAACGTATCTTTATCGACGATAACTACTCCATATTTTTGATTATTGATAGAAAAGAAGGGGTCAATAGGAGATATTCGGCCAATTTCTATCACTTCATCATTAGCTAGATTATGATCATTGCTTGTAATTCTAACCGTTGCAAGACCGCCAGTAATATTTTGTATCGCTAAGGTATATGAGTTAGATGTTTGCCAATCTAACAGAAAAACAAATCCCTGTTGATTACCGCCAATATTATCCGGTTGACCTGCTTGTCTTTGAAGCCATGTAATGCTTTGAGTTTCCCATGTATGCGCTGGGTCTGGACCGGGAAAATCTGACCATTTAGGGCTTTTCGTTTGAGTAAACTGACCTAATGCGGTGATCGAATCCGTAAATATTGCCCAGCTATCATTTTCATAGTTATATAGCAGTCTTCTATTAGGAAAAGTAATTGGATATGGAATATCTTCAGGAGATCCCACAAAGGGGTAGTTCCAAAATGCTAACTTTTCTTGGAAGTCTCTAAGGCCTTGGATTCTTTTAGGGCCTGCATTTTCATTGTTGAAATTGAAAACAAGATCAGGAATTTTAATATCAATACGTTGGCTCTTAAAGCTATCACATTCAATAATCCCCTTATCACCAACGCCCATCAAAGACGTATCAAATTGTACAGCGCTAAAGGTGCTTTCAACACCAAGTTCACTATTTACACGTTCAATTTGAAAAGGGGCAATAGATCTCCCTGTATATCGAAGTTGCCATGTGCTACTTTCACAATAGATGACAACGTTGTCTCTGACAAAACCCATTGAAACAATGTTTTCGGATGTCGGGATGTCAAGAAATCCCCCTCGTCCTCTTATGTCACTTCTCCAAGCTTCTGGATTAACGTTATTAACAATGCCGCTTATATCTGAAAAAGGATTTCCAATTGCAGCCCATCGTATGCGTTGGCGGTATTGAACGAATGGCCCGGCGACAGGCCCTTCAAATGTATTGGCTGTAACCATGCGCCCTCTGAAAGGGAACATAAGTAACGCTTTTCTAAGTATATCTCCTGCTATATTAATTGTAGGCGCAAAGTTTACCCAAGCTATTCCATTCGTATATCTAATAGGATCATTGGCCGAAAAGTTAGTAACCCAGAAGATTTTTAGATTTCCATCTCCTACCCAGTAATTAGTAGTCCAAAAGAAATCAGAATTTGTGCCGGTCCATGTCGTTCCTGTAATAAACTCTTGCCATCCGTTAAGATACTTGTAAGCATAAACAGGATCAAAGGCTATGGTGTCTTCTGCATTGATTGCATCGAGTTCACGCATCGTCAAATTCATTACAGGCAGGCCAGGAAAATAATTAAAGCTTATGGTTGAAGCTATTAGCCCCAGAACTACAATTGATACATCGCCAGTTTGATAATTGATTGTGCCATTAAAACCTGCTGGGGATTTGACCAAAATACCCTGACCATTATCAGTAAAAGTAGTGGGGCCTACCGTGATTACAACGCTTCCGGCTTCTATTTCTGCTGTTGGTTGATGAGTCGTGCCTGTAATAGTATAAATATTAAATGCCCAAGTGCCAGCAACAGAATTTCCAATTGCTATATCTGTAAATATCCTTCTTAATCTACCAAGCTCTCCAAACCCTTGTTTTCGCTTAATCCTTTCACGCCAAACAAAGGCATTTTCTAAAGTAGGATATGCATCATTTGGGAGGATTGATTCTACTCTTCCTTGAACAAGGCCCGTTTCACTGCCAGAAATGTAGGTCGGCTGATAACCTGCCATCAATAACCACCATATCCACCAGGATAACCACCGAACACGGAGTACCCTTGCGTAGAATTGAATAGTTGTATATTAGGCTGAAAGATTTCTTCTATTCCCTGACGTTCTAAAACTAAAGACTCTTGACGCATGAATCCTTCTCTAAGCCCTTCAACCCCATCAAAATCATTACGATCTCTAAGGATCTCCATCGCAGCGATATAAGCTAAATATTGTGCCCATTGGTTTAATATTGGGCTATCTGTAGAGTCATAGAATTGTACTGGGGTTAGATATGTCTCTATCTCGACCTTGTGGATTTTTTTAGGAATAGGTCTAATCGTAAACTCATTATTCCAGAAAAGTAGCGCATAAGGCTTGCCGGGTTGATATTGTGCCACTCGAATTGTTAGCAATGTTCCAGCTGCTAGAGTATTATTTTCAGGCAATGTAAAGTTAAATTGACCTGTGACGTAATCCACGCTTCCAATATTTACCGGATTAATTAAGCCTGGGTTCCTGGTATTTACATTATACATGCCAGGACGTGCAGGATTAATATTTTGCACAGGTACTGATACAATTGGGTGAGTGGTCATGTATTGAAGATTGCCATTTCCATCATCATTGACAGAGATTGCAAAACCACTGCTATCTACTCCACCTATAGTAACTTCCTTGCTTAAAAATGGCCCTGGCAAAGTAAAAATGAAAGTTCTATTTGTATTAGCAAACCATGAGCCACCAGAAATGTAGGGCGTAAATAGAGAAGAATCGGAACCATTTAGATCAAAGTTATCGTCATCAATCTTTGTAACGATCCAATCAGTCCCATTAAGTTCAATTGTACCAAGAAAATCACTGTTAAATGTGATTGCATCGCCAGTGATTAGTCCATGATTTGAATCTAATATTCTTACTGGGCTTGTACCTATAAGAATTACGTTAGAAACTTCTCCTGTAACGGTAGTAGCTCCCATTTGAAACTGAGTCGGCCATCTAGGCCAGATATTATAAAATTGATCTCTAAGCTTAAAAAATCCCCCTGGAATGCCATCGACATAAAGAGGGGCTCTAACTCCCTGATTAAAGTTTACATCTAAAGGGTAACGATCTCTATAAGGCTCAGTGTAAAACGTGTACACTGAGCGCATTTGATCAAGCTTAATCGCATAAGGAAAGTCATTAAGAAGAGCATTATTTAAATACTCATCAAGCAAAGCATCAGGCAAAATCGAAACGCTAGAAGATGCGGTCAATCGCCTAATCTTCTTTCGCATAAACGTTACTGTGGAGTCTCCCGGTGCTACTGCTGACATATAAATACCTTAAAATGATACTGGAATCAATTTATGCAAAAATTCGCCTTTCTCATCTTTCTCTAGTGGTGATTCATTCTTATTTACAGGGGCGCCATCAACGCTAACAAGTCCGCTGCGCTTTGGGATATACTTCGATTCGTCATTGACTTCTTTGATAAAACCCATAGGTAGCTCATAGACTTTACCGGGGATCAAATGCCAGATCTGTAGCGGATCGCCTGCATATCTGCAATAAGGTTTAGTCAAACGCTCATGACGACCACGGGAATTAAAATATTCAGCTTTGACCATGCGAGCATCTTCTTTCTTCTCTTTCTCTAGTTTTGCTTTGATGTCCGGCTTCATATGTTTAAAGTCGTTGTTTTCACAGGAGTTAGTCAGTGTATTGATAAGCCCGTGTAGCTCGCCTGAAGCTGTAGCTTGTAGTAGTTCCATGTATTTTCCTGGGTTAATTGCCAATATTGTTTAGGGACTGGAAAGGGACATTATTTGTATTATTATCAAACTCTAGATTCCTAGAGCCATAAGGGGCTATCGTTGCAACCTGATAGTTGTTGCCTGTAGGGATTACAAAGGAGTCAAATTGTCTAGAGTCTATATCTAGTGTTATGTCATTGACATTGACCGACAAGATAGAGGCTATTAAATTATTAGCCTGGAACATCCCATAAGTTATGGGAACCATCAAGCGAACTAATTGCTCTGCTTGAAAGCTATTCACTTCCGTTGCTGGGTTAACTGATACCGTTATCATCATCGGATAGGCGTTTGTCGCTGCTATCAACGTGAGTGAGCTAGGTATCTGAATAACGCCCGGCAAATATGTATTACGGTAATTAGGTATGGTCATCTTAGCCTATATTAAAAAACCATACCGAGTTTTTAATTCGGTATGGTTTAAACCCGTGAGGTTTAATTTTCGAGCTTGTAGGCCATCCAGTTAATTTGGTCCAAATTTGCCCCTGCAGGCGATTGAGCGCCCCCAGCGAGGAACATATAAGGAACGAAATTGCCGCTGTGAAATGGCTGCACCTGAAAGTTATACCCAGTTTCAACTAGCGTGATCGGATCTTTCGCAGTCTTAGCGCCGGCAGGTGCAATAGTCGCAAATAGTTGCGCTGTTGGACTTGATGCTGAAGTTGGAAATGCGAATGCTGTGAATGCTGTAGTATCAATATCTACTGTCATTGTGTAGTTAGCAGCAGACATTGCAGTGATCGTACCAGTCAATTGATTGATTTGAGTCATACCAAAGGACGCTGGAACACTGAAATGCACTTTCATGCCGACGACATAATAGTTAGTAGGATCAACTGAAGTACGCACAACCGCTTGAGTTGCTTGAGTAATCTCAGTGACATAAAGAAACTGAGGATCAACAGCAGCAAACTTAGAAATACGTCGAGTAAATCCAGCAGTTGCAGCAGCAGCAAAACCAGCAGCTCTAAGACCAATCAAAGTATAAGTTGAACCTGAAACGCTAGAAATCTGGAAATTCATTCCTGAAATCTGAAGCATTCCTGTAGTGCCGTAAAACTGAATAATATCATCATTTGAGTATGTATTAGTCTGTGAGACAACAGCAGGACTTGCAGCGGTAATAGCTGTGATAGCATTAGCAGCTTGCGCTTCAACAACTGGAGCTGATTCAATATAAGTAAACCCGTTAGATGCTGTAGCAGTACTAAAAGTATCAATATTGATCGCATTCGTTGAATTTGTCTTTTTCCAACGGATACCATCATTGACAGCACTTGCGCCTAGTCCGAACTTTTTACCGAACCATTCTGCTTGAACTACTACTCCTGTAGCAGGTGCTAGAGGCATTTGTGTCATATTCCATGTATGGAAATAGTCGGCAGAAGAGGGAAGATTAATCTTTACTCCTGCACCTGTTGAGGTGAATGAACCACCTGTGATAATCGTAAAAGCCATAACAAAACTCCTTCTTAGCTTGGGCTAAATGTTGTAGCGTTTAGTCCTGAGATCCAGTTTTGGTTTGTAATCGCACGAGCGATAGCAAACTTAGCATACAACTGGCTATTCTGTGCTACGTTAGAGACTACCCAAGGTGGACGGTATCCAATAACAGCGGTGTAGTTGTTCTGCTCAATCTTGGCAGCAGCTTCAAGGCCGTACATAGGAATAGTGTAAACAGTTCTTCCGAGTGTAGAAATGCCAGGAGTTTTTGCGCCTTTAGATGATACAAAGAAGCGGAAACGGCTAATAGAGCAATACTCCTCAGGGCGTAAGCCTGCTTGTGAAGGATATGCGTTCTTAAGAAGAACTCCTTGCACTTTCTGAAGGTCATTTGTCAAATTAGTCGAAGCAAGAGCGATAAAGGCGTCTCTTGTCGGGCCGGTCGAAAACTTATCCATAGCATCGATAGATACAAGCATTGTGCGTGCATCATTGCCGAGCAGGATAGTTTCAATGTTATTGACATCGTTAAGAGAGATATTGCTTGGTTGATCTCCGTTAGTTCCACCTGTACAGTTAATGTACGATACAGAGGAGCTGAAAAGATCGCGCATTAGCAAGTCTTCTTTCTCACGAAGCCATTGACCAAGAAGAGCTGTAAATTTGGTTAACGTTTTGGAATTCTCATAAAGAATAACTTGTTCGTTAGTAGTAATAGATTTAGCATAGATTTCCATTGTTGCATCAATGTCAGTTCTTTGGGGGACCTCAGAAGCGGGGTCTAGGCCACTTCCATCGAGTTGACCGCCATCGGTAGATAGACGTTCAAAACGGGACATTCTTGTAGTCTTACCGATATAGCTTTCAGCGTGATGTAGATCTACACCGAAAGAGTGGATAAGGTTGAACATCGGGGTACTTAACAGGTCCTCCGCTGCTTGCACAGGCAATTCTGGAGCCATATTGTAGGTATTTGTGATACCTGTAGGAAATGACATGATTAACTCCTTGTCATGTGTATATAAAACCAATGGGTGCGAACCATTTATTCTGCATACGATGACGAGTCGTTAATCAGTCTGAGCTAGCGAAACTCGAGGATCAGCTAAAATCAAGATATGATTATGGACATTAATTGTCTAATTTATTTTATAGTCTTCATACTCCTTTAAGAAATCTAACGCCCATTTTAATTTATCCTCTACTCGCTGCCCGGCAGGTTGCGAGGTGGACCATAATTCTAAGTTTTCAATCCTATTGTCATCTTTGATTCCGTTCTTATGGTGAACATTTTCACCCTTATTTAAGGGTCTTCCTAAATGTTTTGACATAACAAATGTATGCTCATAGATTCTCCCTCTTTTCTGAGCATTAGGATGGTCAACTTTATTAATGTAAACATATCCATGTGGATCTCTATGCCCGCTTCCGTTTGGTGCCTTAAATTTTTTAGGGATATTCAGATCAATATTATTTTCAATCCTGTAATCAGTAAATTTTTTATGATTTAAAATCTTTCTATAACATACATGTGAGCAAAATTTTGCTTTCCATTTTTTACTGAAATAATCAACCCCACAGCATTCACATTTTTTTTTAAAATGATCTGGCGTTATAGTCCCATACTTTTTTAATAATCCATAACACGCATAACAGCAATTCTTTGAAGTGCTTCCCGTGTATTCTTTAAGACAATGTTGACATGTTTTTTTCTTGATATTCTCTGACATAAACCACCTGCGTTTAACCTAATTGAAAAGAATACGTCAGCTGCTAGGTAACAGTTTTCGGATGCCTCCTAGACGTATTCGAAATTGACTATTTTGTTTTTTTGTCCAATTGATATTCCAAAATCTTTATTTTCAAACTCATATCTCTTTTTTCTTTTTGAAGCTTATAGAGATCGTCGGCAATATATTCTTTGTTCCTTATGCATTTAGCCCATCCTTGATAATTGTAATAACAGCCAAATGCCAGAAAGATACATGCAACGATTAAATATAGGTTGAATATTTCGTTTTTCATTTTTTCCCTTCCTTAATTAGCTGCAAAAACTCTGAATGTAATTGATCGGCCCTTGCATTCACTGCATTTATACTCTGCACATTAGATATGATCATAGTGATAAGGATAGCTGCAATCGCTAAGTTTACACCCACAATTGCTAGAGTATCTGCATGTGATCGAAAGAAATTAGGGCGATGATAATTCTTGTTTCTTGACATAGTAACCTCTGTAGTTAATCTGAATGAAAGAATACATCAGGCTGTCAGAGGCAGCTTTTCGGAAGCGATCCTAGATGTATTGAATAAGTAGCATAACCTATCTTCGGATTTAATTCAATCCTTTTCTAGCCCTTTCCATCCTTGCCCAGTTTTCAGCCTTTCGATCTTCGGTAAGTCTAGCCGCTGGCATTGCGCTGCCGCCTTGTGATGTTCCTGGTGTTGACATGGACGCTGGCTTCATCAAATTCCTATCAGCCTTGCTAGAGTCTTTCTGCGAATCTACATTCGGAATGAAACGTTTCACAGCTTTATAGATAGCTGACCATTTATCGAAACCATCTGGCATATGCTTAAATGGCACCGCAACTTCTGGATAATGATACTCAAGATAGTCTAAATTCTCTTCACTACAGACTTTGTTGAAGTCGGAATAAACAGAACGTAGTTTTTCCGGGTATTGCCTAGCTTCCTGCTGTTGTCTCTCTGCAATGTATGCCTTTTCACGTTCAAGAATGATCTCTTGAATTCTACGCTCGAGCCTAGCCTCTTCTGATTCGTCTATCTCTTGCGCTTGTTGCGTGGGCTTAGCTGTCATCGCTTCTAATGCCGCTCTTAATGCTGCTGCCTCTTCTGCTTTCTGCTCTGCTCTCCTGTCGGCCTCTTCTCTTGCCTTGCGTTCATTCTCTCTTTGCTCTCTAAATGCCTTCCAGTTCGCTTGATTCTCTTCGGATTTAATCGGTGGTGCAGGTTCTGCTTGAATGTTTTTAACTTCTGGGGTATTTTCTGGGGTAGTTGGATTCACAAAAAGGCTCCTGATTATGGTTGAAGCAAAATTATCTAAGACTGTTACTCGCAAAATTAACAAAAAATTACTTGAGAGTCTAGAGAATTACAAAGATATAGTGAAATATATGGGGGCTGATCTTCCAGTAGGTTGCTTGTGTCTACCTCAGAAATACGAAAAGAAGTTAATCGAAAACGGGATTCTCAGGATCTATGACCTGTTTAACAGAGATCTTACTAAAATCAAAGGGATCGGTAAAGTCGGAGTTGGGTATCTTACAGCCAGCCTTCAGCAGTTCATCCCTATGGGCTAGGATGTACTCTTGCTCTGATAGCATATCAATGCCATGCTCATGTCGTATGTATTCCCAGAACTCGCCTTTAAAGAAGGCTACGCTCCACGCCTGCATAGTTTCATAGCGCTTATGTACGATGATATTAGTTCCGGCAAGCTCTGCCATTACCGCAGCCGAGGGAAGCACCCATAAACGCCTAATAGTATCCTTGACTTTATTATAAAGAAAGACGGCCTGGTTGGGTCTCGGACTTGGAAGATAAAGCCATCCATAATATTTGAACCTCTTTAGATTACTGATCAGCGGATCATCTGCAATTACTCGAACAATACAATACTCATCTTCATCAATGATTGGATCATGAAGCTCGATACATTTGCGTATCTCTCCCATCACATCATCAGTCATGGCATGTCCAACCTCACGGCTGTCATATTTTGTAGTATCAGTCAATGCTTTGTGTGATAGCTCGCCAGCAGTTACTCTAGTCATCAATAGCCTTTGAAAGTGTTATGCTCAATAGCCTTTAAATGTCCTTGAATGAGCTTAAGCAAATCAATAATAGCGTCATTCTCTTTATCGACGTGCGGAACGATGCAAGGCGGTTCTTTAGCTTGCACTTGTTGCAATGGCAACTCTACATCTTCGAACTTTTTTACTTTACTCATCAATGGTCACACTCATTTATTTTAATATGTGGCTGTGCTCTATCCTTTCCAGGTCTTGCTAGAAATGCACCTGCCGGATCGTTGCCGTAACCTCTAGCAAATACAGATTTACCAACATCAATTTCATAATGCTTGTTAGGTTCTGTCGGCCCCCATCCTTTCGGTATTACGTCTGCATCTTTGTTCTTTGCATAATCTGGGGCGTGATGTTTCTTTTTCATATATCCTCTAATAAAATGAAGGGATGACTTAAAGCCATGCCCTTCTATAATTCATGGGTAAGACATTTTATTACGTTTAACATACCCTGCAAGCTCGTTAACAGACTTCTTGAGATGCTCTGGATTGTCCATTTCACCAGTGCAGTATCTGCCATCTGCAACAGCTGTTTCACCAGCATCCTTTTCCCAATGTTCTCTCTTAAAATTTGGAAGGCCAGCACCTCTTTGAAGTGGGCTACCGCTATTTTTACTCATATAGTCTCCTTAGCCCGTTAAGGCCTGTTGTGGCTCAGGCTGTGCCGAACCTTGATTAACCATGTTACTCTTTGCAATCATTTCTCTAAAAGCCGGATGTTTGCTTTCTGATCCTTGTGTCATCTTGATCGTCTCTGCCATCTCTAGGTTTTGCCTAAAGTTAGCAAGGTCTAAATCTTCTAACTCCACCATTTGACGTACGATATCAAGATCAGCAGCCGTTCGCTTATGTTCCGCACCTGCAAGAATCTCATCAATCTTTGCAAAACGCTCTTGTGTTGATGCAAGTAGATCTTTTTCTCTAGCCATATCCACTTTTGAGCTAGCGAATGCTTGCATGATCTTTGCATTGTCCATTTTCTCTTTCTGCATTGATTCGGCTTGTTGAGCTTGCTGTTGCTGTTGAGATTGTTCTTCCATATCTTCAAGCACTTGCTTCTTATTTGTAATAATTGCAGCACGTATAATGGATTTGTCGGCGATGGCCATACCAATTTCTTTGAAGTGCAACAGCTGCTGAAGCTCGGTTTGTCTTTGAGTAGCGCTATAATTCCCTTCTTCGAGAGCGATTGAGTATTTTTGGCTATGAGATGAGAAGAATCTTGGATCTGCTTCATGGCCAAGAATGTTACGCACTTTACCTTTACTAAAGTTTTTGCGAATTGCCTGTAAACGTATCTTGCCATAGAGTCGCTGGGTATAGTCCAACTTGTCGAAAATAGTCTGTAGAGTTGTAAGTCCTGCGCCCTGTCTGAGCATTGAAAGGATCCCAGATTTATCATCTGTCGCACTGCCGAGTAGTTCTTCATTAACCCCCGATATCTTTGTGATGTCTTCAGCTAAGCTTTGCGATAGTTCAAGTAAACTCTGCGGTATTGCAGCAGCTTCAATCCTTTGTATCTCATTCGGCAAGTGACCAGCTTTAAGCGGTATCAAGAAGCCTTGTCCCGTCTGTCTAAATGCTTTAACATCTGTCACTGCATCAATAGGGAATATCCAACCTGAATTAACTTGTGATTGTAGTATCTCAAGTTCAATGATCTTTCGCATGTTGTACAGAAACTGAGGATCTCTCAGGTTCCGAATAACTCCCATGCAACGCCAGGCGTAATTTGTAATATCCGGCTCATAATAGCATATAGATGGCACACAAGGATAGCTATCAATACCCAATAGATTCGGTCCATCATATACCTCCTTATCACCCAAACTTAGGCATAGTTTCACAGTAGGTACATACATCTTTTTAACTTGAAGCCAAGGTTGTTCGGCTAGCGTGCGTTCCATTAGATCGGCTTCATCGTCAATGTCCTGCTCCCATTCCACGCTTTCGCCGGTCTTTGGGTCTATGATCATTGTAGCAAGTCGTGTAGTGCGATAGTGGAATTCGTCATAGGTGAATAGATTAGAGAGCGCTAAGTTTTGTAACTCTGCTTGCACAGGGAAACGGCCGTCTTTCATGCCTCCAGGCTTCATTTTGTCTATCTCTTTAGCATACCCCGGCAATAACTGCTTTGCACCTTCTTTAGATGTCCAACGTCTACGCCATACCCCATTACAATCACTTAGATCTTGTTTGCGGAAATACTGATCAATTAGAAAGTTGTTGTAAGATACTGCATCGGTGATTATGTCGCCTGAAATTGGGTCATTGGTATAATCTAAGGACATAAATAACAATGTCATGCCTGTGTCACATGAGCCCTCGAATGCCTCTGATTGGTATTCTTGAAATCCGTCCCGATCTTCTGACCATCGCATTACTGTGTTAAAGTCATCAGAAAGTGCGTCATCGGCCTCATGTAATGGAATTGTGATTGTTGACTTACGATTCTTGCGCTGAAAGCCACAAATCATATTGATATGTCGACGAATTAGATTGAAGAAGTATCGATAAGCGTTTTGATTATTGTTGCCTGAAGACCAGTTGTAAAGAGACTGATCGCCTACTTTGAATCGCTTATCTATGGCCCCCTGAGACCAAAGGGATGAAGATCCAACGTAGTTAGCCTGGTAGAAATCATCCTTCATCTGCCTTATGTTTTTGGCGTTGGCATCGCCCGGGTCCATGTAACCATTATTGCCTAATGAGTAGCCTCCTCGATCATACGAACCCATGTAAACCTACTGTAAAGTAAATAGTTATCTATATCATAAATGGCTATAACGATCAAAGAATCAAAATAATTTCATTGCAAGGCAAATAATAGTCATGAACTGACAGAATAAAATAGCTGTAAGCAGAAACCATATGATTGATTCAGGCATCAGAAATAACCCCCTGCTGACATAGGATTCATATAGCCATAACCTTCGTTCTCTTCGTAGACCTTGCGCCTCAACTGGGCTATAGTTAATGCTTCATCTGGATTGTCAAACTCCCCTTGTGGGAATGCAGAATAAATTGCGTAGCGCAATGCGTCCAAGCTATGGTCAAGCTTTTTAACTGGCTTATCCTTTCCCCTATCCGCTGCTTTAGGGCACCACGAATACGATTGAATATGTTCAATAAGGTTCTTACAACTACGATGTATGACAATATTCTTTCCAGCTATGAACTTTCCCACAGTCTTAATGCCTGGTACAACGTCATTCTTTGCGTCTATGACTGGCAAGTCGGCTTGACGCAGGGCAATTTTTAGGGATGCGGCAGCAGGGTCAAGATAAATTGCCGAGACATTTTTATAACCGATGAAATCCTTGATGTCACGTACCAGCTCAGCATCAGTCTTAGCTCTTCCAACTTTAGCACTATCATAGTAATATTCCCTTTCAACATGGACCTGTGGCCATGCATGAGGAGTGATGCCACAGAGTACCGCAGCCGTAGCATTCGTCGTGCCATAATCAATCCCAACAACATAGTAGTTCGGATTTCCATACTCTTTTTCGTACTCGTTAAGTTTGTCATATGTGTCATAAATTGCTCCTGTTGCTAATGCCCATTCACCTAAGATGTACCGATTGAACCATAGACCGGTATAAGAAGCTTTAAGCTGTTGCTTATATGCATCATCTAGGGATGGATTGTCATCTAGATTAAATTGCCAATGTGCAAGATCAAGCTTATCATTATCAATGTAATCTTTCTTGAGAAAATGCGCCGGCCCTTCGGGGTTACATGTTGCAAGTATCTTAGCCCCTGGTACTCGCATACGGGATTCTAGCATCTTCCAGAATGCTTCTGGCAAGCACGTGGCCTCATCAACGTATGCTAAGGCTAGAGTAGACCCTTGTATTGTACTTACTGCGCTTACATCGGGGGCACCTACAAACCATAATAGTCTACCGTATACATTATCCTTTTGTGCCTTCTCTGTAGGTACAGGAAAGCCCATCTGTCTATATAAATGAGTGAGAATGTTACGTTGGATAGATGTTCTATTAACGCCAATGATCATGGCCTCGCCTGGAGGCCCATGTTTTAGATCATATATGAAACGTTCGAGGCTTGAGTATGTTTTTCCGCTAGATACAGCACCAACCCAGATATTGAATCGATGTGTTGCTTCTGAAAAGCTTTGATCTTGTTTAGGACTTGTCGGCAAGGCGTTCTCTTAGCTTTCTGTTCTCGTCTTTCATGATCATATTTTCATGTTTAAGATCGTGAATCTCTTCATAAGGAGATACAAGCTTAGCTTGTTCTTGTTTTGCTTGATGCTCGATGAGAGCGAGTTTTCGTTTAAATTCTCTTTCCTCTTTATCTTTTTCGTCTGAATCTTCGCTATTTCTTAAGTCTTTGAAATAAACTCTAGCCCATCTTTGTTTAAGAGATGGTTCGATATTAGAATCTTTTTTGAGATATTGTAATCCGATAGTTGATAAAGCTTGTTCATAATATGTGACGAATTCAGGTAATTTTCTCATCGCCTCCCAATCTTTAAACTCAAAGTGTTTGACTCCACAATACCATTGAGAAAGATGCATTGGCTCATTTTTAATAACCCATTCCAGCATGTCCTTACCTAGTTGGATCATTTCATCTGGAGGAGGTGAAACTGTTCTTGGGGCGCCTGCTACCATTAATCACCTTATTATAAAACTTATCTAGAGTAGTTATCGAATAGGCGACACTTGCTCTAGACAAGAAAAAATTATCAACTTACCAAACGACTTCACGTTAGTCATTACGAATATTTTAATCAATCTTTTTCATCTTTGCTCTTGCGTTAAATAGATCATTTTGCTATATTGAGACTATCAAAGCAAAGTTCGCTTGATGACCTGTTAACTCAGGCAGGCTTGAGCTGGTGAAGATAAACTTAACCAAACAAAATAGGAAAATTAAAATGAAAAAAATCAATTCTCTTCAAGATCTTAGACGTTACGTTAGCAATGTTCAATTAACTGAATTTCAAAACAAGCTATATGGATATGAAGATTTTGAAGATATGGTTACAGCTTATACAGATGAATTTCTTGCATTTCTTAGAGATGAGCAAGGCTTTGAATGGGGTGATGATTTGGAAGATTTCGATATTAGAGATCAAGACGAAAGAGCGATTCTTAGAGCCATAGATAAATCATAAACAAAATAGGAGGTTAGCATGGATACATTAGCAATCTTATCAATTATCGGGACAGTTTTAGGCTCTGCATATTACATACACAGAGAGATGCAAGCTGATATGAGATCATTTAGAGAAGAAATCAAGACTCAAAGTGCAAGATCAGATCGTCTTTATGAAATGTTCTATGAACTATTAAAGGAGCGTAAATAATGTCTAAAAAAATATGGGCCAAAGGCCGTAAGCAGCCACATTGTACAATTGCTGTATGCAGTGAATCTAGAGACATGGCTAATCGATTAGCACAAGAAGCTGGCATGTCGATGAAAGAGTTTATCTACACTCTTCTTGATCGTTATGACATAGAAAGTACGGCTACAAGAAATTACTTAAAAAAAATGTAGCCGACTAAATGGCCCCCATACCCGTTGTATGGGGGTCGTTTTTCTCAAACTCTCGGTTAAACCGAATGTTTTTTATCATAATGCCAATTCGGGATCAAACTCTTTCCAATGCTCTAATCTTTTTCTTGCAATTTGACAATATTCTTCGCTTAATTCTATTCCAATTGCATTAATGCCGAGCTGTTTTGCAGCGATTAGGGTTGATCCTGATCCCATAAATGGATCAAGTAATGTGGGGTTATTTGGAGGGGCTAGCAGTTTGATTAAATAGCGCATTAAGGATAGAGGTTTGACTGTTGGATGATTATTTGCTGAAGGTGAACCACATTTATTTTGTGTTTTGGAAGGATCAAAGGATGAATTATTAGAAAAGTCGTTCATTGTCTTTTTTTCTTTCAAATCCATACCTTCAAGTCCCGCATTTCTTTCGCTTGATGAAGATTTTGCGCAATAAAAGAAGCGTGATGCTCCGCTAGAATCACAAAAACTATTAGATTGGATAGCTTTATATTTTCCAAATATTGGATTAGATGAATCTTTTTTAATTCTAATATGACCATTACCTTTTGAAAAACCGCTCATTTGATCCAGCATTTCGGCTGCCTGCTCGTTCAAGATTAAATTAGCGGCCCATCTACCTTTACTATTATCAGACATTTCTCCGTTTCGTCCTTCCCCGGTTTTCATTTGATAAATTTTCCCTGTTTCAGAATTAAAACAAGGTTGCGGGACAGATTTTTTTTCTCCAAAGATTCTAGTTGCATCAATATTAATCCCACCCAATCCCCATTTTTCAACATTCTTAGCATATGTTCCATCTAGCGGCTTCATGCAAATAATGATCGGTTCCCATGCAGGTTTTAGAGCGGTTCCAAATCCCTCTAGTCCAAACTTATTATGTGATTTTGGGAATCCCGACCCATATAACCACATAATGCAATCCCTAATTTCCCAACCTGAATCCTCAATCGCACATGTAAGCCTATGAAATGTTCTAGTGCCTCCAAAAGCTGCAAGCATTGAACCAGGCTTACAAATTCTTAAAGCTTCCTGCCAATATTCTATGCCAGGGATGCCATGATCCCATGATTTACCCATGAATTTAAGCCCATAGGGAGGATCTGTACAGACAAAATCAATGCTACAATCTGCCATCTCCTTCATTTTCTCTAAGCAATCACCTTGTATAATCAATTAGTTCTCCTGCTCTTTCCAGAATTTCTTTAGCAAGCCATATTGATGTTTCACGTTCTAAGACAAATTGAAATATATCAACTTCTTCAGAATCTTCATTGTCTTTTGACATTTCAAATTCAAGTAAGAAAAATTCACCGTCGTCCATCTCACTTATCGTAATGATTTGTGGAGAGATTTCATCATCATCTGTCATCAAAATGGGCACTCATCTAGGAAAGACATTTGAGCAGGAGGGAGAGCTGGAGTTGCGTATTGAGGCTGTCCTGTTACATATTTATATGAATCCGTAACGTGAGACTCTTTCTTTACTGCTTTATTTTCCCAGCTTCTTGCTTCAAGAAACTCAATAATATCTTCTCGCAGAAATGAGCTATCGAATTTAATGCTGTCTCTATATTTCCGCTCGCCGTTAATTGTGACCATTGCAGATATTGGCGACCACATTAGACCACCATTTTTGGTAGATTTTCGCACATATGCAAAACGCATTTGTGGTTCAATTTGCAGATAGCAGAGCTCTTTTGTGTATTGGTCATCGGGGAAATATTCGTGTGATATAAATTCAATCATGCTTCATCCTCATCAAAAATATTTAATCTTTTTTGCAAATTTTTCAATCCGTTATATATAGAACCGATATAAAATGATGCGCTTGGCAAGTGTTCACCTTCAATATCTTCTTGTACTTCTAACAAATCTCGACATGCTTTTTTTAAAGTTTCTTTAATGTCATTTAATTGTTTATCTTCAATCATTTTTCAACCTCATCAAATAAATGTCTAATTCCGAACTCATCAATTGCATAAGATGCACAAGAATGCAGCAAACCGATATTGTAGGCAGCTATCATGCCATCATCATTTTCTAGATTTGTCAATATTGCTTCACAAGATTTGTGAATTGAAACCAATAGATCTTTGAGCATTTCATCGTAGTTTGTGATTGTTATTTTATTCACATCTGGAGTTTTTAATAAATTTGCATTTATTTTAACTTTTAATTCGTCTTTAGTTGTTGAGTCCATATATACCTAACATTTTTTCATTTTTGCTTTGTCTATAATTTTGTCGTGTTTTTTGTCTTCTTTGAGTAAAGACTTTAGTTTTTTGCCTTCTTTTGCTGCATCTTTACTAACTTCTTTAGAAATAGCTTTAATTTTCTTATCCATTTTATTTCCCTTTAATTTTCTTAAGTTTATCTGCCCATTCATTAGCAAAATCGATCATGAGCTGAGATGCTTCTTTTAATCTCTCTTCAGAAACTTCGTCCCCGCTTTCGCAATATCTAAAAATAGAGCTTTGAATTCTCTCAACATCACAGGCCATATTTTGTATATCTTGAGGACTGAATGTTTTAAAAACTTTTTCATGTTCTGCGCTCATTTTAACCTCATATATCGGGGTGATTTCAATAATTGTGCAAGGGTTTTTTGAATATTCTTTGCGGCATGACATTTGCACGATGAAACGATCATCTGACCACAGAATTTCGTTGCCACAATCAAAATAAGTTTTACATGTGTTATCTAAATCGATTTTCTTGACCGCTGCTGCATTATAAATTGGAAAATGACTCCACCATTGCTTTAATGAAGATTCGGCCTTAGAACTACCTTTCTGAGCGTCTAATTGGAAAATAAGATCTACTCTTAAAGGTTTATCTTCATGCCTCCATTCGCCGCGCTGTTCAATCATGTCAAGACGTATACGATTCATTTGCTTAACTTGATTGTCATAAGTCGCAATATGACCATGACGAATAAATGACCGATGCCGAGCTTTTGGGAGTGGATCGCCGGGAATGATTATTCGCATTGTATGCCAAATATAACGGTTGCCTCATCAATAATTGCATATCTTTTAGCTTGAAGAATCTTAGCATTTCGCTCTTCAGCCAATTTATTTGAATTTACGCAATAATCGCAGCGACCAAATATTTTGCTAGGAGTTCGGCCTCGCGCTTTCATCTTCTTTGTCTCGCAGTAGACGCATTTTTTCATCTTAAAACTCCTTAAAAATCCATTGTGAATCCATAAAATTGGGCGTAACAGATTTTACCCTTCCTCTTTTCACATAGCCTAATTCCTCTAGCTTTTGCAACTGCTTTTGAATGTGACATTCGCCGTGAGGTGAAGCGTTCAGGATCTGCTTGATCGTAAAATGCTCGTCGTCTTTATGCTCCATGCAAAAAATGTATAAAGCTTTGAGAGAAAATAGCACTCTTTCGTCATGGAGGATCTTTTCGTATTTCATTCTTCATCCCTAGAATTAAGACCTAATCGGTTATAAATTTGCTTCAGAACTTCAAATTGTTTATGAGATATCTTCGAGCAATTATTAATTTGTTTTTCAATGCTATCAATGAAATCGAGAGTAAATTGTGCTCCAACAGTATAATTTCTAGGGTCGTCAAAATACACTTGCAAATCATAAAACAACCCCATTTCTGGATCATCTTCATAAATCCAATCCATTATTGCCTCTCGTACATTTGATGTTTTTGCATAAGTCTTTCAGCAAATCTAATCGGAGGCATGTCGAGGTCAATTTCTTGCTTCGATTTGCCTACATAAAAAGTAATATATTTTTTCCATATTTTAAGCCCACCCCAACCATTCGATTGAGCAAAATCTTTTGCAAATTGGGCATTCGCTTCAATATTGGCATTCAACACAGGCTTATTTTCATCCAGTAATTTGCTCATGTAAGTTCGCAAAGATCGAGCACCATTATGTTTTGATTCGTTGAATACGTCGATCAATCGTTGCAAAGGATGCGTCTTTGCCCAATAAGCAAGTTTCTTATCCTCTGCGTCAATAGATTGCGCTTTAAGCCAGTCAAATGCATCACGCTGATCATCGTTAAGTTTCCAACGTTTTGAAACATCCAAGGTCTCTAAGCGATCTATATCGCAAGCCTCGGTCTCAAGACCTAGGTCTATTGAATATGAAGATAGAGAATTTGGTTTAGAATGTGGTATTGCTTTGGCATTTTCGCCACATGGATTGGCATTTTTGCCAGACGATGTGGCAAATTTGCCAATCGTAAACATTTCTTCATTTTCGAAAGCATACCAGATAGTTTTATCCATCGCCTTTTTATTGAAATTCCCCATTTTAAGAATCCCAAGTTCTTGAAGTTTATCGGTATAGCGTCTAACTTTATCCGGGTTCCAATATGGAAAATGAGCAGCAATTTCAGCTCTGCTTTGATATGTCCATGTGCGCCCCTCTTTAAAATTTCTCTTCAATTTATTGTTGAGATTTATCCAATATTGAAAATGATGGACAAGTATAGCAAGCTCGATGCTGTCTAATTCTGTCGCAAGATTCACGTCAAAAGAATGGTGTTGCGATGATTGATATGTCATTCTTTCACCTCAACTAAGTAGCCAATATCTACTAATTCGGATTGAATTTCTTTTGAAAATCTATCTGGTGAAAGATCTTTATCAGCTTCAAGCATTGCATATGCCCCTACTGATTCAAGAGAAACAAGGACATTGAGAATGATACGTTTATCTAACATCACGATAGAGTTAGATTCTTCAGATCTAATGATTGATATGGTCATGGGAAACTTTCCTTTCGAGAAAGCTTGC